GCCAGGTTGATCAGACGGGCCAACTTGAGACGCGCCATGCGTTTCGGTGAAAACCTCCGGCTTTCGATGTTGTTTTTGGTGTTGTTCCAAAGGTTTTCATTTCGCTCGGTCGCATTGTTCATTCCGTATCTCAGACGGTAGTACTCGCGGATGATCGGACGCATGTTCCGGATCGCATGTACAACTTCCATGGCTTTCGCGTTTTGTCTCTGACGGAGTTTACGTTCTCTGGCGTGCCACATCAACATCATTCGGTGAGTTTGAGCTCGACCTTGAGGGGTGTTTCCGTAATTCTGTACAGTCTCGCGTACCGCCCGATTTATGTTGCCTGTCATCTGATAGTGTTCCAGTTCCAGACGATTCACCTCGGCGAACCGTCTCTTGAGATTTCCGTACAATTGAACTAGACGGTTATAGTTCGCCTGACCAGCGCGAAACTCGGCTTTGCGTTGGGCCATCCGACGCGGCGTCACCGGCATTTACCATCCTCCGAGAATTTAGTTGTAGACGATGAATCGGCCGCGCTTTTTCGCCTTGATCTTCTTGGTCTTTATCGCATTCTTCACAATCTTCCAGAGGTTGCGTTCGATGATGGTCGACAGACCTGACGCACGACGCGTCGTTCTAGGTTTGTACGTACTGGCAGGCTGACCCTTGATCGTCCACCCCATTATTGTCATGCCAGAAAATGTTTCAGTGCGAGTACTTGAAGCACTCCCATAGCTTCGAGACGTGTCGCCGTTCGGACAGCGCCGAAAACTCGTCGATCGTGTAGTCGTCACCCATAGACCTGTTGCATTTGCCGCAAATGGGACGCAAGTTGTTAATATCGGTCGAACCACCTTTACTTTCTGGGACGTTGTGACCCATCTCGAAACTAAAGGGTGTGATGATATTCTCGCACCACGTCACCAAGCACTTGTGCTTGAAGTGGACATCGCCGCAATAAAGGAGCCATACCTGTTCACGGAGCGCACCTGGTATCTTCTTCTTCATAAAGAAGGCTGGATCTAATTCTTTATCCGGATCCGAAATCCTTGTCCGAGTGCCCGCTGGGTCGTCTTAGCGGCTGCCGACAGGCTCGGCTTGGACCAGAGCAGCCAGCGCGACCAAAAGCCCGGGGTGTAACGGCCGCTCGGTCCCCAGTTTTCACGCCGTCTGTGACGCATGAGGTATCGGAGCATACGTGCGTGATTCTTGTGCCGCGTGTAGTCCGAGTAGCCACGCCGACCAAAGTCGACCGTCTGGCCCGTCTCGAACGTCGCCCGCCACTTTTTCTCAATCTTCGGGCTCTTCCTCAACGTGACAGTCACCGTCATGCTATTTACCAAGAAATTCAAATGGCGCGCCGACGAGGTGTGGAACGGGGGATGACCATACGGACACCCTGTTCCTTCAGGTACTTGCGCGCCTTTGCAATGTCAGACGGCTTCAGGGGTCGGACGTTTCCATTGTTCATCCGGATACCCGAAATGGGCACTCTGCGCAGCGCATTCATCTCGAGGTGCAGAGGGTTTTTCTTGGCGGCACGTTTCGCACGGAACGCACGCTGTAGGGTTCGAACCGCGACGGCCGCGCGGAGACCAGCGGCGGTGGTTTGCTTGAGCACGTTTCTCATCGCATTTCTCGCTGGAATACCGGCACTTCTCAAATTCCTAAAAGTCTCGTTTATTCCCGGGCGCATCTGTCCTCTGTTTCCGGTCGTCAATGGAAGGTGAAGAATCCGTTTGATATTAGATTGAGTAATTCTCGATCCTGGTATACCGTACAAGTATCTGCTGAAGTTGTTGTGTACGTTTCGTTTGGTAACACCGTGCGTACGCGTGAGCTGTTGAATGTAACTTTCCAGATTCGCCTGAACCCTTCTTGCTTCGCGTGTATTAGCTCTGAAAGCTGTCGGGCGTATGTTCGCACGCACCCTGAATATCGGCGTGTTATTATTGTTAAATTCGATATTCTGGTAGTACTGTTCGGTAGCCGTTAGTTTTCGATGCAGGTTATTCCATAGCCTTCTCAAATGACGCGCCTCGTCGAGAGTAATGTGCTGCAAGCTCATATTTTTAGCCGATAAAATATTCTCCGAGAACAGAAGATGAGGTCGTGCTTCAGGGATGAACCGCTTTACATAGTCCTGCCATACTTCAATTACTGCAACTACAAAAGCAGACGCAGGCTGTTTGTCGACTTTGTCGCCCGCAGTAAATTCGAAACCGGGATTAAAATCATCGTGGTTGAGGCGATCGGTCCGGCGCCGCTTCCGACCCTTCCAGTCTGGAAACACATCAAGGTTCCATCCTCACACCCCGTGTGGATCAAAGAAAACCTAATCAACATCGGTGAGACGCATCTTCCCAGAGATTGGAAGTACATGGCGTGGATCGACGCCGACATCGTGTTTCTGAATTCGCATTGGGTCGCCGAAACAAAAGAAACACTCGAGACGCTCGATATCGTACAGCTTTTCCAATCGGCTGTCAACCTCGGCCCAAAGGGCGAAACGATCAAGGTGGACAAATCGTTCGGCTACATGCACTCACAGAGCGGGACCGAGTACACCGCCACGGACAAGTACGGGTTTTGGCACCCCGGATATGCGTGGGCATGCACGCACGCCGCATGGCGCCAGATGGGCAAGCTCATCGATTGGGCGATTCTCGGTTCGGCCGACCGCCACATGGCACTCGCTTGGATTGGAAAGGGGTCATTTTCCAGACCAGGAAATGTCAATCAAAACTACAAGCGACTCATCGACATCTTTCAAAAGAATTGCACCGGCATCAAGCTCGGAAACGTCAACGGGTCCATCTTGCATCTGTGGCACGGCTCGCTCGAAAACCGCAAGTACAAGGAGCGGTGGAACATCCTCACGAGCAAGAATTTCGATCCAATGGCTGATATTGGTCTGACTGATGATGGAGTCTTACGACTCACGGCGAGCGGTCAGCGCCTCGAGCCCGAACTCAAGAAGTACTTTCTGGAACGTTACGAAGACTCTTAAAAAACAAAGTCGCTCCTGAAATATGTACCTGCAAACGATACAGGCGAGCGCTTTAAGGACAATCTTTGAGGTCCTTAAAGATATTATCAATGACGTCAACGTGTACTTTACGCCTCAAGGCATCAAGGTTATCACGCTCGATACGGCCCATGTGACGCTGGTCCACATGTTCCTCCCGGCCGAGAACTTTGAAGAGTACTCGTGCGACTCGGAGATTATCGCGGGCGTCAACCTGTCGAACATGTACAAGCTGCTCAAGTCGGTGACGAACAACGATTCGCTCCGGATGAAGATCCAAGACAATGACATTCTCGAGATTGAAATTGATAATACGGTCAAGCACTCGGTCACGCAATTTCGGCTCAAGCTCCTCGACATTAACGAGGATGATCTCATCGTACCGGACATTGACATGGATCTGGTGACGACGCTGCCATCAGTGGATTTCCAGCGTATCGCGCGCGACATGGCAAACCTGGCGACCGATATTTCGATCGTTCGCCGGGGTCACTTGCTCGAGCTGAGTTGCGAGGGTGATTTCGCAGACCAAAAGACGGTCATCGAATGCGGCGCTCCCAAGGAGGCTGATCCGGTCGGCGGCGTCTACCCCCTCAAGTACATTAACATGTATACCAAGGCGACCAACCTGTGCTCGAATGTGCAGCTCTTCCAAAACTCCCAAAACCCAAAGCTTCCCCTGATTGTGCGCTACGCCATTGCAAACCTGGGCGACGTCCGATTTTACTTGGCTCAGAAGATGGAAACCTGACCGAGAACATCGGTCACCACAATCTTCGGCACGGCGTCCGGGACCATGAGGTACGGCACGGTCTTGAGGGACAACCGAGACGTCAGACTCGTACCGAGCGTCCAAGACCATGTTCCGAGGGCATACCGCAAAGTCTTGATATCTACGACGTGTCTCGGGCCGGCGAAACGCCTCACCTGTGCGGTAATATCTTCGTCCGTCTCGAGGACTTTTGCTGATGCAATCGGAACATGGAAGCCAGGGACGTGTACCGGAGGCCATGAACCCACGTGCGTGTACTCTGTACTGTTGAAGATATAGGTTGTCAACTTTTCGCCTGTATTCGAACGGGCCAATTCGCGTATTGTCATGTTTTTTGGCCGGAGCGCCAAAACAATATCCATAACTAATAAAGACATTAGATCTTTATCAGCTATGGAACGACGCATAACCGAACGAATTAAAGAACTCGAGGACAGACCCGACGAGCTGTACGACTATCTCGCCCAGTGCGTCCCGCACATCCGCGATTACACGACCGAGCGAGTCGGTGGCGTCCAACGCAAGGACATCTTTGACGAATACATGTCAACTGTCGAGAATAGCGTGACGGAGCACAAGAAACCACCGGCGATCGACATGGAGCTCAAGTGCCGGTCGTGCGGCCGGATGTGCACGCTCGTCTTTGAGCAAGAGACGAGCGAGCAGGTGTGCACTGAGTGCGGCGCCGCGCAGTACATCCAATCGAACGAGCGTGGTTTCAAGGAGGAGCAGGAGATGGAGCGCAACGTCGTGTATTCGTACAAGCGCGACAACCACTTCAACGAGTGGGTCTCGCAATTCCAAGCCAAAGAATCAACCAGCATCCCTGATGATGTCATCAATCAGCTTCGGACCGAATTCAAAAAACAAAAAATCAAGGACACTGCCGAGATTACCCATCTCAAGGTTCGCGGGTTGCTCAAAAAACTCGGGCTGAACAAATACTACGAACACGCCCCGTACATCACAACGATTCTCAACGGAGTCAAACCACCGACCATGCCTCAAGAACTCGAAGACAGGTTGCGTCTCATGTTCGGTCAAGTACAAAAACCCTTTGAGAAACATTGCCCGACGGATCGAAAGAACTTCCTTTCGTACTCGTTCACACTCTACAAGTTTTGCGAATTGCTCGGCGAGGATGAATACTTACCATGTTTCCCGCTCCTCAAGTCGAAGGAGAAGCTGCATCGTCAGGATGACATGTGGCGGCTCATATGCCGGGAGCTCGCGTGGGAATTTATTCCTACTGCAACTTAATGAAGACCACCCAGGATATCGCCTTTGGTTTTGTAATCTTTTTCATCATCGATCGGCTCGCCAGACTCGTCAGCGCGCTCGTGGCCGAGCGCCAGAACCTCTCGGAGCTCCAGTCTGAGAAGCTTCGTTGCTCGGTCGAGCTTGCCGGGCTCCTCGTGGCGTTCTACGTACTGCTTATAAACAAATGAGGCTCTTTTGAACCATGATGAATACATACCGTGACGAGACTTTCAATCTCTGCAGGACAAAGGGGTGGGACAAGGCCCCCGTCAGTACAGTATGGTTGCTCTTCACAGAAGAGATTGGCGAGCTCGCCTCGGCCATCCGTCAGTACCAACGAAACTTTCGAAAGACCGGCCTCAAAAAGGATCGAGGAACGGACATTACGACCGAGATGGGCGATGTGTTTTCGTACTTGTTCCAGCTCGCCTACATGTTGAATGTCGACTTGGATGAAATGTGGTCCCGCCACCGGGAAAAGGTTCAGACCAGAAAATATGTTGAATAGACAGTAGGAATGACTGAGTTTTTGGCCGATGACAATCTATCGATGAATCGCGTCAATCCCTATACGGCAACCGACACGTTCGGTGTGTCGACGAACGGCGCCACATACCCGGACATGCACTGGAAAGCCCCAGAAGACGGTCCGGCGACGTGGGATGCATCCGACTCACCACCAGAGTTTACCGAGCACTACAACCCCAACGTTCTCAACCGCTCAGGTGCGATGTATTTAAAGACGGGTGGTGTCGACCCAGCCACGTCATTCATGTTTCCGGCGCGCAAGGTGCAGTACGATGATGGCACTACAAGTTGGTCGCGTGAAGTCGTCTGGCGAAACGGTGAAAATTACACCAACGAAAACCCATTCGGGCGCAACGAGTCGATGTTCCCCTTGTTGATGATGCTGGTCCTTCTTTTGGTGCTCTTCGTCGCAGCCAAGGTTCTCAAAGT